AAAGACGATCGCTTTTTATTTTTATATTACGCGCTGGAAAACGAAAGCCAGTGGACTAATCCGAAGTATTGGATTATGGCAAACCCTGGATTGGGAACGATAAAGAGCAAGGAATTTTTAGAGGACTCGGTGAATAAAGCGAAAAATGATCCTGGTTATAAAGCAACTGTTTTAACCAAAGATTTTAACATTGCGCAGGAAAGCAATCAGTCGGCATGGCTAACACCGAAACTTGCACAAAATGAAGAGGTTGCAGATATAAAATATCTTGAAAATTCGTATGCTATTGGTGGATGCGATTTATCAGCAACAACAGACCTTACGTGTGCAAGTCTTATTGTCTGCAAAAAAGATGATCCTAAAAAATATCTATTGCAGCAATATTTCTTGCCGCAACAGAGACTTGATTATGTCATGAGCCAAGAAGAACCTGAAGCTCCATATGCGCTTTGGGCAGAGCAAGGCTGGTTAACGGTGTCCCCGGGAACACAGGTCGATTATTCGCAGGTCAGCTTGTGGTTTTACAAGATGGTCAAAGAACATAACATAAGACCTCTTTGGATTGGATATGACAGAGCACTGGCCGGCTATTGGGCTGACGAAATGATAAATAATTACGGGTTTGAGCTGGAAAAGATTGCGCAAGGGGCGTACACGTGGACATATCCGATGAAGCAGCTCAGGGCCGAATTTGAGGCACAAAACATAGTGTATCAGAATAATCCTATGTTTTTATACTGCCTGTTAAACACGGGCGTCAAAACGCGTAATAGCGACAATATAGAGTCTATCATGCCTGTTAAACTGCAAAACAATAGGCGAATAGACGGAACAGTGTCAGCATTGAATGCATACACATGTCTAAAAAATCATGAAGAGGAATTTATGCGCTATGTCGCAAGAAAGGGGTAAAATGAACTTCTTTAGTAACTTTTTTGGAAAGGCAAAAAAGAAAATATCGCAACTGCGAGAATTTATCGAGATAGGAGGCTACAGAGCGATATTTTCAAGATTTGGGAATAATCAGTGGGAATCGGAACTTATAAGATCGTGCATAAGACCGATAGCTTATCACACATCAAAGGCAGAGGCAAATTCCTCTGATAAGCGTTTAGAAAGAATACTAAGAGATCGTCCGAACCTATACATGAATGGCGTAGCTTTTCTCTCTAAAATTCGAACGATGCTAGAGCTCAAGAATACGGCTTTTATAATTATAATTCGCGATGATAGAAATAAGGTTATTGGATTTTATCCAATGCCTTACACATCATTTGAAGGAGTATTAAGTCCGACGAATAACCTGTATATCAAGTTCGAAACTCAATCAGGCAGAAGCTATACATTTCACTGGGATGACATTGCGGTTCTGAGAAAGGATTACAACGAAAATGACATCTCAGGAGATAGCAACTCACCAATCTTAAATACACTCGAAATGCTCAACACATCAAACGAGGGCCTCTCGAATATGATAAAGAGTACAGCAAATTTAAGAGGTATTCTAAAGACAACAAAATCCATGCTTGATCCTGGAGATTTAAAGCAAGTCAAAGAAGATTTCGTAAGAGACTACCTGAATATTTCAAATGAAGGTGGCATTGCGACTATCGACAATTCTTATGAATACCAGGAGCTAAAGGCAAGCCCACAGGTAAGCAATTACGCAAATATAAAAGAATTCCGAGAAAATATCATGAGATATTACGGAGTTAACGACAGCATCTTGATGGCGAAGCAGACTCCGGAGGAAATGCAGGCATTTTACGAATCACGTATAGAGCCGTTTTTGATGGAATTATCCATAGAACTTACAAGCAAAGTGTTTACTGAACGCGAAAAAGGATTTGACAACTATATCGTATTCTCAGCCAATACAATTCAGTTTATGTCTACCACCGAAAAACTTAATTTGTGGAACATGGTAGATAGAGGAGCAATGACTCCAAACGAATGGAGAAGGACGCTGAACTTGCCACCACTACAAGGTGGAGATGAACCTATAAGGAGACTGGATACAGCTCCAGTCGGAACTCAAACTGTAGAAAATGAAGAGAGTGAAGAGGAGGAAAACTAAATGGCAGAACTTGACAATATTAAACGTCTTATTGAAGACAAACATGTGCAGTTTAGAGATTTTAACATTGGAAAAGTTGAGACAAGAGAGGCTGCTGAGGAAGGACAGGAGCGCATGACAATAAAGGGAAGACCCATTGTCTTTAACAGCGAAACGCTAATATGCAAATATAGAGATCAGGAAATTTGGGAAACAATAGATCCAAAAGCTCTTGATGGTGCTGACATGTCCGATGTTATCTTCAACATGAATCACTGCGGAAGAGTATTTGCAAGGACGAGAAATGATAGCTTAAAGCTATCTAAAGATGATAAAGGGCTCAATATGGAAACCGAACTATGGGAAGATGACGAGGGTCATAAGAGCTTGTACAGAGACATCAAGCGAGGGATTCTCGATAAGATGTCATTTGCATTTACAGTCAGAAAGTCAGAGTATGTGATCACGGAAGATGAAGAAACGGGAACAGAAAAGGTTCTGCGAAAAATCTTAGAAATTGACAAACTGTACGATGTATCAGTTGTTGATATTCCGGCATACGATGCTACTGAAATATCAGCGAGAAATGCGTTTGCAGCGGAAAGTGAATTACGCAAAGCGGAAAGCATCAAGGCGGCAAGCCTAGCTCGTGAAAAATATAACTATGAAAAAATCAAAATGGAGGAGAAGTAATGAATCTAAAGGAATTAAGAGAAAGATTAAAGGAAATTGATGCACTTGTAGCAAAGAGCGAAAGCGCTGACGAGGTGAGAGGTCTCATCGATGAGATGAAAGAACTGAAGCAGAGAGAAAAAGAGCTAATGCAGTTAGAGCAGAGAACTAAAGAAGCTGCGATGATCAATGGCGGTACGAGCGGAGCAACAATCGTAGAGAGAAGCGCATCAGCTGAGGAAGAGTCAGAAGGAGCTGACAGCGATGTATATCGCAGAGCATGGTTAAAGACCATTGCAGTTGATCAGAGGGGAAACCATCTCTTTGGAAAGCTAACTGAAGAGGAGACACGTGCATTTACATTTACAACCGCAAACACCGGTGCAGTCGTGCCTGTTACTATTGTAAATAAGATTACAAGCCTTGTACGCAACGACTCACCAATCCTTGATGATGCTACACTATCTGGAATCGAGGAAGGTTTTGCGCTCGTAAGACATACAGAAATTAAAGCTGGAGATGCAACTGGTGTTGCCGAAGGTACAGCGAACGAAGATGAAGAGGATGTATTTATCCAGATTCCACTAACTGGAGTAGATGTTAAAAAGCATGTCACAATCACGAGAAAGATGAAGTTCCAGAGCATAGATGCGTTCGAGAACTGGCTAGTAAAGCACCTTGCAGACAGAATTAGAGTTGCGAAGGAAAAGGTGCTAATCGCAAGGCTTGACAACGTAGCACCTTCAGGAGCTACAAAAGTAGATAACTCGGGCATAGCGGCTGCAAATATACTAACAGAGAAGACATACTCTGATGAGTCAATCAGAGCAATCATGAGCCTTATCGATGCAGATGGAGAGGTTGTCGTATATGCAAACTCAAAGACTATATGGACAGGTCTTGCAGGGATAAAGGATGGAGACGGCACAAAGGCATTCATCCCAAACCCTATGGCAGATCCTATAATACAGGGTAGAATCTACGGCGCAACAGTAAAAAAAGACAGCAATCTTGCTAACAACGTGGCATATTTCGGAGTCAAAGGCGCACTGCTTGCCAACACACACGCACCGCTTGAGATATTCCAGTCGCTCGAAGCAAAGACTGCAAACACAATCATCACAGGTGATGAAATCTTTGATGGTGGACTCGAGAATCCTAACGCATTTGTCAAGGTTACATTCAAGCCGGGGGAATAACTCCCCCTGCCGCCTTGGCGGGTAGTGCGCACAAGTACACACACCAGGAACTTAACGCACTGACTATCGAACAGATCAAAAAGATAGCAGGGGAGAGGCGTTATGGCATCCTAGCGACACTAAAATCGGAGATAATAAGTCAATTTTTGGCGCAACAAGGAGTATAATCAATGGTTAGCAGAAAGGAATCTGTCAAGAACAGTCTTAGAATAAGGCATGACAAATTAGATGCAGAAATTGAATCAACAATCACGGCAGCAGAAATGGACTTAATAAGAATGGGTGTAGCAAAAGATGTTGTAAATGATAAAGATAATGCGCTGGTAAATAGGGCAATTTGCATTTATTGCCTTTGGCAAATGACAGAAGATGAACGGCTCATTGACAAGTATCATAGAGCTTACGAAATCCACGCAGATGGATTGAGGAAAAATAAGAGGGTGTCTGATGTATAACGAAATAGCAGAGTTGGGGAAAGAAACACTGACGCAAGATGAATACTTAAACGAAGTACCAGGGTATGAATGGACGGAAGTTTTTTGTAAAAGAACATCAATCGGACAGCAAGAGTTTTACAATTCCGCTGTTGTATCATTAAAGCCAGAGTTTAAGCTCGTTTTAGCCGACTATTACGATTATGATAATCAAAAGATTGTTAGATACGACGGCAAGCTATACGACGTGATTAGGACGTTTATCGCAAAAAACACCATAGAGCTAACTGTGAAGGAAAGGTTCGAAAGAAATGCGTGATTCTATTGAAGTTCAAATGAGTAAAATCCTAGATGATTATTCTAGCGAGCTCGACAGGAAAACTGATGAAGCAATCCAAAGAGTGGCTAGGCAAACAGTTAATGTGCTGAAGCAAACAAGTCCGAGAAAGAAAGGCGGTTATGCTAAGAGCTGGACCCTGAAACGTAATTCGCAAGGTCGTGCTATAGTATACAACAAAAAAGGAAGTTTGACTCATTTGTTGGAGCGAGGACACATTTCAAAAAACCAATATGGATCGTATGGACGCGTCGCAGCAAGGCCTCACATCAAACCGGCAGAGAGTGCAGCAAAGCAAATGCTGCTTGATGAATTGGAGAAGCTATGACATTTCAAAATCTACTAAAAAGAGCTGGAATACCGGTGGCGTACGGAGTGTTTAAAAACGCTCCGAAGCCACCGTTTATTGTGTATTTAGCCGAAGGTCAAAAGACATTCAAGGCAGATGACACAATATACCACAAAGCTAACAAGTACAGGATAGAATATTACTTCAAGACAAAAAACGAAGAAAAGGAAGAAACCATCGAAAAGCTATTGCTTGACGGTGGTTTTTTGTACGAGAAATCAGAAGACGTTTATATCGAGTCCGAAGATTTATATGTGATCTATTACGAAATTTAAATCAGATCAGAAAGGAACGAAAGATGAATAAAAATAAAGTTGAATTTGGTACATCAAATTTTCACATCGGAGTATACGAAATCGACGAGCACGGAGCCGCAAAGCTAGGGCCATCAATGGCAGTTCCGGGAATGAGAGCACTGAGCCTAGACGCAGACTCAGAGGAATCAAAATTCTTTGCCGATGACGTCGTTTACTACAGCGATTTCAATGATAACGGCATGACGGGCGAACTTAACATGGCGCTGTTTCCTGATGCGTTCAAAACAGCATTTCTCAATTTTAAGGAGATGGCTGACGGAGGAATTGCACAGATTAAGGGCGGAATTTCGAAGAAGGTTTATTTCGCTTTTGAAGGTAAGGGCGACAAAAACAGAAGGAGACACATCTTCTTTAACGCTTCGCTAGGAGCAATTAAAAGAGAACATAAGACAATCGAGGAAGGCAAAGAGGTTGAAGAGGAGACTCTTCCAATTACAGTTACGGGAGACAACAAAACAGGGGTCATCAAGATTTCATATGCAGAGGGTGACACTGGTTACGAAACAGTATTCAGCGCACCAACCATTCCGGCTGTTAAAAACGAGTAGGGGGATATATGGCAATCAAAACTATAAAAATCGATAAGGATAATTCCATTAAAATCGATAGCTCAATTAACTGGTTGCTGATTTATAGAGGGCAGTTCGGGAGAGATATTCTCCCGGACATTCTGCCGCTAATTTCAGCAGGCGTAGATATAGCAATCAATATGCTCGGAGAGAGTGAGGGCGAGACGGTTCAAGAAAAAATTGCAAATATGGATTCCGATAAAGTGGAATCAGCAATGCTTTCACTAGCAGGGTTAGAGCTAACTACATTTCTGCAGATTGTATGGGCGATGGACGCAAACGCTCGCAAGAAAAATGGAGAAGAGATAGTACCATTCGAAAACTGGGTGGAACAACAGGAAGAATTTCCTATTGACATTATAGCTCCAGCGGTAGCAGGACTACTAACAAAATCAATGGTAAGCCCAAAAAACTTAAAGCGCCTTCAGGACCTGGTCAAAATGGCAAAAGCGGAAACCGCAACAAAATCAGCACAGATGGAATCTTAATTGGTGCGATTTCAAGAGGGCTAAGTTATGAAGGCATAACCGAAATGGAAATAGGGCAAGTCGTTGATTACTGCATCGAATATAACGAGTTTGAAAAGATAAATGATAAAACAGAAAGCGCAAATACTACAGTGCGTCAAGCAACGCAGGCGGATTGGGATGCGCTAGGGAGGTAATTGATGGCTGGAGACATAAAAGGGATCACGATTGAGTTCAGGGGAGAGACGACAAAGCTGAGCAAGGCTCTGAATAAAATCAAGGATGAAACAAAAGGGGTAGATACTTCTTTAAAAGATGTTAATAAAGCATTGAAGTTTAATCCTGGCAATGTAGAGCTCTTGGGTCAAAAACAGATTGAACTTAAGCGTAAAATTGAGCAAACTAAAGAAAAACTTGAAGCGTTTAAGGAAGCACAAAGAAGCCTAGACGCATCTGGCGTTGATAAAACATCAAGTGAATATATGGAGGTTCGCAGGAATATAATACAGGCAGAATCACAGGCAAAGTATTTTAATGCGGAGCTCAAAAAGACTGAAGCAGCAATATCACCACTCGGTAAACTTGGATCACAGTTCCAGGATGTAGGCGGAAAGATTACAGCTGCTGGCCATGCACTAGCACCACTGTCCAAACTAGGGGCAGCAGTAGCAGGAGGACTTGGCGCGCTGGCTGTTAAAGCAGGTAGAGCAGCTGATGACTTAAATACGCTGTCAAAGACATCGGGCATAAATACTCAACAGCTACAGCTATATGCAGCAAGCGCAGATCTTGTAGATGTATCAGTTGAAGACATGGCCAAATCGCAGACCAAGCTCAAAAAGAATATGCTATCAGCATCGCAGGGAACAGGGGATGCGGCAAGAGCTTTTGACATGCTAGGGGTTAATGTCAAAGGTGCAGATGGACACTTGCGAAATCAAGATGAAGTATTTCAGGAAGTCATCCAAAAACTTGGAACCATGTCAAACGAAACGGAACGAGATGCACTAGCGATGCAAATTTTTGGCAAAAGTGCAACTGCATTAAATCCGATGATTGAGGACATGGGCAAGACGTATAAGCTTGTGACAGATACGATGAAAAAGAACAAAATAAAGTTTGTTGATCAAGAAACTTTAGATCAAGCTAATGCTTTTAATGATCAAATCGATATAATGAAGTTCATTGCAACAACTGCTTTTCAGCAAATTGGTTCTAAGCTTGCAGCGTATTTAGTTCCCGCAATCACAAAAGTACAAGAGGCATTCAGTCATTTCATGGGAATAATTTCAAATTTGAGTGGTAGAACGCTCGCTATAATAACTGGAATTGGTGGTGGATTTGCAGTCATAGCACCGACACTACTTATTGTTGGAGGCCTTATAACAAAAATGGGCATAGCTTTTAGTGGATTATCTAAAATTATGCCTGGTTTAGGAGCAGGACTAAAGGGCGTTTTTGGCTTCTTAAAAGCAAATCCGATAATACTAATCATCTCTGCAATCGCAGCTCTTGCGCTAATATTATCAAAAACAGGATTAAGTGTAGAAGAGCTGAGTGGCAAAATTAATGGATTTATAACTAGTATAGTTGGCAAGTTGCCAGGCATAGTCAATGGAATTGTGGCGCTACTCCCACGAGTGTTAGATGCCATTTTAAAAATGTTGCCGGTGATCATTGATGCTGCAGTGACACTATTTACGGCAATAGTAAATGCATTACCGCAAATAATACCACAGCTAATTCAGGGATTCGTGACACTAATAAATGGTCTAGTAAGCGCAATGCCAACCTTGATACCAATACTAGTTAATGGTGCTGTAACATTATTTCAAGCAATAGTAAATGCATTACCACAAATAATACCATTAGTGATACAAGGATTCACATCGCTTGTAACCACGCTTATAGACGCAATGCCTACGTTAATACCAGTGTTGATTCAAGGTGCAATTACGCTATTTATAGAAATAGTTAAGGCGATTCCGGTTGTTGCAAAAGCACTTATTGCAGCATTGCCACAAATTATCGATGCGTTTAAGACAGGATTAGCAAATTTGCTTCCAGCGATTTGGACCGGGATAAAAAATACGATGGTATCAATATTTGGATCGATTGTCAACGCGGCAAGAGATAAGCTCAATGCAATCAAAGATACATTCGTAAATATTTGGAACTCCATAAAACAGACGACTGCGAACGTATGGGAAAGCATAAAAAATGCAATAATGACGCCTATAAATGGAGCGGCAAATCTAGTAAAGGCAGCAATTGATAAAATCAAAGGATTGTTCAATTTTAGCTTTAAGTGGCCACATCTACCTTTACCACATTTTAGTATCAGTGGCTCAATCAATCCACTGAGCAAATCGTTTCCACCTAAAATAGGTGTAAGCTGGTATAAAGAAGGTGGAATCTTTGATAAGCCTAGCCTTATAGGTGTCGGAGAAGCAGGTAGAGAGGCAGTATTACCAACCCACAAACTAGACAAGTTTTTGGACGATGCTGTCAAAAGAGTTAACCCAACGCAGTCTAACGGAAGTGTCACAATCAATATTGCAAACATGACAGTTAGAGATGATACAGATATCCGTAAAATCGCGGATGAAATAGAACGCAGGCTTGCTCTTGAGTCAAATAGACGCAAGCTTGCTGGAGGCTTGATATGATAAACAATGAAGTTATTATAAACGGCACACAGTTGCACAAGTTCGGCACAATCGAATCGATAGAGTATAGCAAGCTGTCAAACGATATCCTTTACAGCGAAATTGCAAATAGGCAGCCTCGCGTTCAGGGGAGAAAAAGACAGTTAAAGGAAGTAACTCTGAAGATAAGGATTCATGACAAATTGTCGAGGACGGAAACAAAAAAGCAAATAGTTGAAATTGTAGGGCTATCATTTTCTGATAGCCCTATTTCGCTTATAGAAAATGGCAAGTATTGTAGAGCAATTCTTGCAGAGGCAGAAGACGAATACGTGTTTAAAAACGGGCTGCTATCATTGACGTTTGTTAACCTTGATGGGCTGTGGTACGGCGAAGAGAAGAACGGCAAGCTGACGATAGACAATCAAGGAATTATCAGCACAGATTTTGCAAGCATCTCTATCGTGCCAAGCGCCTTAAATGTGACGCTTAAGGACGGTAAAGGTCATGCACTTAAGATGAATGCGCTAAATACCACAAGTGCAATCATCATAGATCTTGAAAACAAGACTGCTACACAGAATGGAAAGCATGTTGAACTAAGTACGGATTCCAGGTTCTTTAGCTTCGAAAAAGGGAAAACGGTAATGCTCGTAACTAATGGTGCGACAAACACGATATATCGCGAGGTGATAGCACTATGATTTTTGTTTACGATAGAAACGAAAAACAAATCGATGCAATAGATGAAATCTATGAGCTGACAAAAGAAATCGGAAAGTTAAAAACCTTAGAGTTTGTCAGTGAACTCGATTTCGAAAAAGGATATAGAATTATCGTAAACGATAATGAAAAGCCTTTGGAATTCATCATAATCGACTCTGAATACAGTCGCGGAGACATTAAGGAATATCGCTACTATTGCCAAGAATCGTTAAAGGAGATTGAAGGAGTACCCATTATTGACAAAAGACCGCAAGGTAATGTAAAGGCAGCAATAGAATCTTTGCTTACCGATACACGATGGACACTTAGAATCCTTCCAACGTACGATTTAAGTCATACGCAAACGAACAGCTTTTATCATATTTCGGCCTTCGAAGCCCTAAGTAAAGTAGTACAAGATTATAACGTGGAATGGCATGCAGAATACGAAATGTCAGGAGCTGATATAACGAAGAGGATTCTCGTTATAGGAGAGCAAGGAGTTAGGTCAAATAGCAGACTTGAATTTGGAAAGAATATAACTAAATTTACAAGGCGAGTATCTTCAGAGGCGATAATCACCGCGCTTTACGGATTTGGAAAAGGTGAAGAGCAAGAAAATGGCGGATATGGAAGGCGTATAGATTTCGCAGAAATAAATAATGGGAAATCATACGTCGAAAATCTTGAAGCTAGAGAAAAATACGGGACAGGAAAAGAAAACGAAAAGAAGCACGTTTTCGGTTTCTTTGTTGATGAAGAGGAGACCGATAAAGCCAAATTACTGGAAACGACAAAAAAAGAGCTCGTAATGTTAAGTCAACCGAAAGCAGAGTACACAGTTGAGGCTATCAATTTAAATATTGATTGCTCGTTCGGAGACAGAGTTCAGGTGATAGATGATGAAATAGGATTTGCTGCAGAGGTACGCATCATAAAAGAAGTCGTACAGGACGAATCAAAAACGCTTACGTTTGGAATGGTGACAAAAAGCTTTGGTGAGTCTATCAGAAATGAATTTAAGAAAACGCAGGAAACAATCAACAACCGAATCACTTCGGTCAGAGAAGAGGTTCTTTCCAAAATCACTAAACAATATTTTGGCGAAGATGGGTATAACTACGACTTAAAAGCCGGCAACGAATATGGATTGCCTGCAGGGCTATATTCTTTTGATAGACAAATAACTCAAAATCCGTCAAAGGTGATTTATATTGGTGCAGGCAAGATGCTTATTTCTAACGAAAAGAAGCAAAACGGTGAGTGGGTTTGGAAAACAGCTGCCACGGCTGATGGACTGATGGGCGATACAGTTGTTGCAAATTCAATTACCGCAAATAAACTTGCTGCAGATGTTGGCCAAGAATTAGACTTAACATCTAATACATCAATCAACAGTAAGGTTTCATCGCTTTCTGAAGAAACATCAACAAAGATATCTCAAACGCAAGATACGATTATAAAGCAAGTAGAGTCGAGATCAATGCTAGTAGATCAAATCATAAGCGAGATAAAAAGTTCTATTACTCAAACGACTGAGGGTATCTATTTTAATTTCGAAAGACTAAGCAAGAATCTTGACGCAGCAATCGCAGGAAGTGCTGCCGAGTTTGAGAAGATACGTAGATACATCAGATTTGAAAATGGTAACATAATTCTTGGTGCAGAGGGTAATCCACTCACACTAAAAATCGAAAACGACAAAATTAAGTTCATAGAGAATGGCGCTGAAATTGCGTATTGGCAAAACCGACAATTCTACGCGGTGGATGGCGAATTCATTAATAGCCTAAAACTAGGCAAGTTCGCATTCATCCCACGCGAAAACGGTAATTTGAGCTTCTTGAAGGTGGTGAATTAAATGGGATATTGGCTATCAATACAATTTAGCCCTGGGCAACAAGATGTTGTTAATAATCAAAGCTATATGGCGGTTTATCTGTCTGTACACGCATCAAATGGTTACTACGCAGAGCATACGAACGGCACAGGGGTGCTTACAGTGAATGGAGTTGATTATCCATTCTCTGGACATTACAGAGTAAACGGAAGTTCGCAGGTAATACATAGTGTTGGGGTTTGGGTTCCACATAACCCAGACGGTTCAAAAACTTTATATGCATCCGCAAGTTTTAATACACGAGTCGTTGGCACGCTTACCGCTTCAAATTCAGCAACGCTAACAACAATACCGCGCGCATCATCTCCGACAACGTCAAAAGAAATAGTGACATTTGGAGAATCGTTTGACATCTATACTCATAGAAAATCAACTGCATTTACACACGACGTCTATGTTGGGGTTAATAATGACATTAACTCATTAACAAAAATAGCCGATAAAATCCCAACCGACACGACTTGGACACTACCAGTTGATTGGAAAAATAAGTTTCCAGATTCAAGTGTAAAATTACTGGTACGAGTCTATACATTTAACGGTAATACAAATCTTGGACGAATTGATGCACCATTAGTTGCAATAAAACCATCATCTGATATGCTGCCTAGCGCAACGATTGAAGACAAAGATGAAACGGAATACTACAAGAAGTATGGTGGGTATGTAAAGCACCAATCTAAAATAAAAATAGCGGTAAAGCCAGAGTACAGATATAGAGCAACAAAAAAAGATGAACGGCTCAAAATCAATGGAGAATTACCATCAGTGGACGAGTCAAGTTTGACTCCACAAAAAGACAAGATAACAATCGAAGCAACAATCACAGACAGTCGAGATTCCACAATCACGGTCACAAAAGAACTGCAAATAATTGATTGGCATGTGCCTATATTGACAGAGGTCAAAGTTGAAAGATGCAAAGCAAGCGGAGAACTTGACGCAGCAGGGAACTATGTAAAAATAAAGTACAACGCAATTGTTGCAAGTCTAAATAACAAAAACGGAAAGACTATCGAGTACGAGATCACAAGACAAGGCAGTTATGATGGAACGCAAGAAACAGAAGAACTTGAAAAGTATAAGATATCAGGTAGTAAAGTGCTACCATGCCATGGAGATTATTCTTGGCAAATAAAAGTAACGCTAAGAGACGACTTTGAATCAACTGAGTATACTCAGTTGATTGGAACAGCATTCACTCTAGTTGACTATCATAAAAGCGGGCGAGGAATGGCGATAGGAAAGGTAGCAGAACGCCAGGATCTATTTGACGTTGACATACCGATTACATTTAACAAGGAACTGAGAGGAAAGGGAGTAGCTTACGACTTAACTCCAGCAGAGATACAAGTCGTGAAACTCCTTACAAATACCGAAAGTGGAGACGTAAGACTAGGCAAAGTCTTACAAACGCTTGGACTAAGAGTACCAATTAAAGCTGAAAAGCTAGGTCAGTTTGAAGTGGTTAAGTTTTCGGATGGAACCTGTGAAGCATCGTGTCAAATAAAGCAAATAACGCCAATAAACATGGTGCAATGGAACTCGTGTTGGTGGCGATGGATTGGAAATTTGTCCATGCCAGATAATCTATTTAAATCAATAAGCAATGTGCAGGTAAGCGGTCATTGCAATGGAGGTGTGTACACATGTGGGTCAGGAACTAATACAAAAGTGCTGCAAATTGTATTGTTAATGCCAACACCTGCATGGGCCGCGAACCAGGTGCCTGCGGAATTACCATTTATAAGAATATATGGGAGGTATAAATAAAATGAAAATGTTGAATATCAACAAAAAAGAAAACGGTAGTTACTACTTTGCTGCCACTCGCGAGGATGGGAAAACGGTATTTGGAGTTTTTGAGGAGAAGGACCTAGCGGGAATCATAAAGATTGTAGACACAACAAAGGATCTTGACGAGCAAAGATTGGAATCGCTCAATCTACTAATCAATGCAAATTTAAAACTCGAAAAGAACAAGAAGGCAGTGGTGTCACTGGTGGAAAGATGGCAGGTGTGCTCTTATTATCCGTTAGGCCACTACGTGAATTATAATGACAAACTTTATCTTTCCCGCAAGGCGCACAACTCAACATATGAAAATATTCCAATAAACGATCCAGAGTTATGGTCAGAAGTTGAGCTTGGAAACGCAAGCGATTATGAAAAATGGTATAAAAGTGCAGAGTTTTGGGCAGCAGATAAAACTTATAAGAAAGGAGATTATGTAATCTACTACAACAAGCTTTACAAATCATCGAAAGATAAAAATGTCTCAAATCCTGAAAAGAGCGATTGGGAATTGATTGAGAGAGATAAGTAAAGGAGTCAGGCATGGAAAGGGCGATAATAATAGCAGTATTTGCATCAACGGGGCTTTGGAGTTTTATAAGCATGATTGTGCAGAGAT